ATGGTGCATCATTTACTAATTGTTCTGCTTTTTGACAGGCTTTGTTAATACTTGCATAAGCATAAGAACGATCGCGTCCTTCTTTTCCACGCGGTGTACGTGCCTGTGTGTCGTCACCGCCTGTGGTAACGTACAAGTTAAATCTGCTTGAATAACTTGAATTATCTACATAATATTTTGTAGCGGCTTGTAAGTCATCTTCTCCGTTAGGCGTACCAGCACCTGCAAGTCCGCCTGGATGATCTGCTAAGTTTAGCACACCAGTCATATCGCCGCCAGTTTTTAATACAACTTCTGCGGCACGTGGTGCTTGGTTACCTGTGGCGTTTGCTGGCACATTTAAGTGACCAGTCATTGTGTCGCCTGTAATGTTTACATATTTGGAGTCGGCATAACCTTTGTTAATAGCAAAGGAATCTATGCTATAAAGAGTTTCGTGCTGTGTGTTGAAACTATTAACAGCAGTTTGGAAATCTGTTTGATTAATAGGACTGCGTAAGCCGCCGATTAATTGATTACGTGCATCCAGCGCATATTGTAATTTTGGTAATGGGTCGTCCTGTAATTTAGAACTTAATGTATCAATTTTAACGGAACCGTAACTGGTAATAGTACCAGTTGCCGCACTAGTTGATAAGTTTGTTCCTGCGTTTGTATATACTAGAACATTGTCTACTGTGCCAGTTAACAATAGGGCAGAAGTAGTGTTAAATGAAGTATTGTCTGTGGACGCGATTGTAACTCGTTGTCCAGGATCTAAATTGTGGTTTGCTGAAAGTGTAATAGTGGCAACGTTGCTACTTCTTGATACACTAACAATATCAAAGGTTTCTTGCTCGGAATAATCAAACTGGATAGTACCGTTAGGACTGAAAAAGTCTTTGAATACTAAACTAGTACCAATAGAATTAACTACTGGAATCTTATTACCTTGTCCTACTAATGTATCAGGAGTATCGCTAAGGTCAGTGAACTTTAAAAATCCGCCTTGACCGAAAACAGCATATAACTCTTGGAAGTTTTCATTCGTTTTTCTAAACGCTTCACGGATACTATCACCAGTTCCGTCATTACCTGATACGCCGATGTCGACTATTTTACGTGCCATTGAATACTCCAAAAAAGACTTTGTATCCAATATTTAGCAGATAATTTTATAACCTTAATGTAAATAACTGATGTTCATACGTATAGATACAGAAAAAAGTCAGCATACACGAACTAGTAAACTTGGTCGTGAGCATACTTATGAACGTAAAAAAACTATTGTAGTCCTGCGCTGTGATAACTGCGGTGAAACATTTACTAGGACTAAAGGATCAATGGATCCTAATAGGTTAAACAATAATTTCTTTCACTGTTGCCCTAGTTGCGATCCTAAGAGATTTGCACAGAAAAAAGGTGCAGAACGCAAAATCATATGGGATAAGACTGTTTCGAGCCTGGATGATATTAGTAAACTATAAATATTTGCTCATGGAGGACACTAGAATGTTGTCATTATTAAAAAAACTATTTGGCGGTAAGTCTCAAGAAACCGTAGCAGAAGCACCATACAAGGTTGAAGCACCTAAAGTGGAAGAAACTAAAGTAGAAGCACCTGCTCCAGTTGCTGAGGCACCTAAAGCAGAAGCACCTAAGAAAAAGGCCGCTGGCCGTAAACCAGCAGCCGCAAAAAAGGCTCCTGCTAAGAAAGCCCCTAAGAAGTAATCGCTTGTTTGTGTAGTGCAAACGAGGCTAGATTTTTAGCCTTGCTTTCGCACATAATATCAAACTGATCCCAAAAACTCAGTGCCCATTCGTTCACTGCTGTGTTCCAGTAGAAGTTCGAATGTGCTCTGAGTTTTGCTTTTTTGTGTCCACTTTCCATTAGTGAAAGTAGGGAGGGAGCGGAGTCTGTGGCATGGCCATTAAGATGCTCTTCCCGTGAAACACTATAATGTATGACAGGGCGCACACCACGCCAACTATCGATAATCCTTTTAACACGGTCGTCAGTTGCTTCAATATATTCTCCAGTATTAATCCAATGATGGTGTATGTCTAGCACCAAAGCGAGATCTTTGGCAAGTTCGAGGCTTGAGTCGATTCCCCAGGTGATTTCGTCATTTTCGATGGTGATGCAGTTTCTTGCTTCGGGGGAAAGTCTCGGGAGGGCACTTTTAATACCGGCTGGACCGGCTCTACCGGCGATGTGGACGTTGATCTTAAAGTCCTGAAATCTTTTACCATACCCCATCCATCTCGCCATATCCGCATGATACTCAAACTCCTCTATAGAACGCTGAACAATATCAGGATTGTCGCTTGCCAACACAGTAAATTGACCAGGATGAAAACTGAGACGAACGTTGCGGGAACGAGCAATATCTCCCACTTCTGCAAAATGTTTTTGGGCGTATGTCTGCACATCATTTTCACGCCAAAACCAGCACCAAGTAGGCTCAGTGTAGACAGGAAGAATATCACTGCTAAGGCGTACCATACGTAAGTCATCATCTAATTGCCCTACCCTTTCTACTAATAATTTAGTTGAGTTGATATTTTGTTCAAGCAAAGACCACAATTTTTCAACAGCCACATCTTTGGTTTGACGGTTAAGCCAAGCCACAGTTGTTGCTCCTGTATTGTATTTCTTACATTCATCTTTGGGTTTAATACCGTCTACTTGATCTGGACGGTCGATCCATTTACAGGCAAAGCCAATACGTTTGTTCACAAAACTCTCGATAAAGTTACGATAATATATTATAGCATCGTTACTGCCAGTTGTCAACAATGATTTGGTCCTGGACATCTTCGGGATTTGGTGTTCCGTGGAACGCAATTACGCTACAATCCGGGTTCATAGACGGGCTACGCACCGTCTTAAACACGTTTTTACCCTGAACCCTAATCAACTCTTCCCGCTGTCTTATTTCCCACTTGTAGCTCTGTATCCAAGTTTCAGGGAAAAATTTTATAATACTTTTGTGTGACTGCCAAATCCAATCTTGATCACCTGGGAACTTTTTGGTTAACGCTGGATTGTTTTCCAAATCGTCCCAAATATTGCTGAAATGGTTACTGGGCCAACGCAGTACAGCACTACCTAATTTTGGTGGCACACGTCTAAACACTCTGCCTACATCTTCCAAACCAACAAAATTTCCAGGCAGGTACGAAACCAATTTGTCTATATTACCTACAATAACCATATCCAAATCAAAGAACAAATTTACATCACCGTCTGGAAAATGTCCTTGTTTAAAGATATATGGTTTCCACCACCAACCAGAAAACAGTCCTTTGGGCAAGGGTTTAATTTTAATTGCAGGATTTAAGTTTGTAGGATCTTCAGTAAAGCAATAAAAATCAAAAGGCACAGTTAAGTGCCTTGAGACCATATTGTAAAGTTTGTTTACATATTCCGGACCGTACTTTGTACCGTGTTTTAAACTAATGACGTTTAGCATTACCAGTGCCTTATTACACCCGCTACAATGAATATGTTAGTTATTATATAAGTCAATACAATAACAGTTCGAATCAATGCAATCCTGTCCGCTTCTTGTTTGGTAACACCGGCTTTCTCTCCTAGTGCCTTGGCCCATAGTCTCCAAAACTTACGTACCATCTTTATAAAAAACACTACGACTCTTAGGAGTTTCCCACCATTCGATGCTGTGAACTTTGACGCCTAATTTTTTCATTTTGACATCAACTAATTCTGCCATCCAACTACTTAGGTGTTCCGATGTTGGAACAAAGTCTACTACCATAAATCCTTCGTAGTATTCTTGTTCAGGACCAGACATATTAGCATAATAGATTGGATGAATATGCCAACCTGCAACGTATTCGGTTTCTGGAACATACACTGGAATTAGCTCGACTTTTTCTCCCAGCATCTTAGTAAACAGCGGATCGTTTTTATCAATAATAAATTGATGATCAATATAAGTGTTGATCCATTTCTTTAGCCATTCTAAATGTCTAAAGTCAGTGACCATTCCAGTTTTATCTAATCCGTCGCCTGTTAAATGAACCTGCATTTTACCTTCGTGTCCATGTAAATGTCTGCAAGCACATTTCAAGTCTGCCGCATATTCGCCGTTTAGTGTTTGTGTATGAACACGATGTCCATAACAAAATTCAAATGTTTTATCAATGATCCAAGTCATCTCTTGCCCTTTTTAAGTTAAGTTTGATGACACGCAGAGTATTTAAAGAGGGGTGAGCGTCTAGTCCTCTATTGATACAGTATATAGGTATTACATTATACTGTCAATAGTTTTGAATTTAACATTTGCCAAAAGCCAACTACTGGGCATCTGCCATTCTGTATTGTTAAAAACTACAAAGTACTTATCGGGGAAACATTCAAACACGCGAGCAATCTGGTATATCCAATACCTTGGATCCACTGCGGGTTTAGTAGCATCTGCATAGTTAGCAGTATCTTTGTAAATGTTATTGACAAACTGTGTTGGGCTGTGTAGATCAAAACCAAATAAGTTTACATGGTCGTCTAGCATAGCGGCTAACAAAACAGCATACGGACCACTGCCCCATTGAAAAGGCTCGTCAGGTCTAGTAGTGCCCTGGTAAGGCAAGTCTGGTAATATTTTTACAGGATTGTTTTTGTAGAAGTGTGCCCAATCTTTTCTAGTATAGATTGTGCCAGCAAAGTGGCTATCCAGTGCTTCTTGTACCATACGTCTGTCTACACAGACTAAATGGTCGACTGAGTAGTCTCTATGTATGGCGTTACAGCCAACTTTAGTTTCTGTAAGTGAATTTAAATCTAAATGTTTTCTGGATTCGCCGTTGCCAAATACAGATATCATCTTCCGCCAATATAACCGAACGGCTCCCAAGTACCAGGAGTACCGCTCATTACGCAGATCCATCCAACGTAACTAGTTCTTACTGGACTGCTATTCCAAATGATATCGCCTTTGTTCCAGGCTTTTTCTGTAGGAGCACCTACGCCGTGTGCAAAGCGTTTACCATTGATAACCATCATTCCGTCTACGCTGAATGCCGCATCTTCTTGTGGGTTGGTAATGTTTACACTTAGTTGTCCATAGATGTTTACATTTCTAGTTGTATTATTTTTGTCACCGATACGGATACTGCCAGCGTTATCTACTTCAAAGTCTTCGCCAATGCCAAACTTATCTGCTGTAATACCACTGCTGGATAATCTTAATGTGCCCGAGCCGTCTTTGATTGTTACAGAATTGTTAATTGTAACTACGCTGTCTTGTACAGTAATGCTGTCTGACAAGTTTACTGTTCCAGCAACATCTAATGATGTCAGTGTGCCTAAACGAGTAAGACTAGAGTTAACAACGCTAACTCCTAGGTCAGTTCTGTTTAATACACTCTTACCGTCGATCCAGAATTCTTTGTTAATTGCTAATTCAAGACTTTCTGAAGAATAGATTCTGTCAGGGTTTGGAAGCATAATAAACTGACGTGTACCACCTTCGCCCTTCCATTGCATACCCTTGCCAAAAATACTGTTATCCTTACTGGCTATAAATTCTATTGGACTAGTTTTTTCGATTCTGATGTCAGATACAATGCTGTCTACTTCTAATCTGCCGTGAACTTTGACTATTGCGCCTTTGCTCTTAGCATTGCCAAACTCTGTAGTGTTTCCTGATACTGTAATACGTCTTGTGTTATCGGTAACAATACTGAAACTGTTACTGCCCCAAGTACCTACAAAACCCACTGAGTCTTGATCCGCACCTAAAATTACTTCTACATTATTGTCAACGGCACTGATAACTGCGTTTGGTTCTTCTGTATTGACACCTAGTCTTCCTAGGGCATTAACAAAAACTGTGTCACCTAGGTTTGTTTCGCCTGTAACACGTAGTTCTTCTAAAGGACCCACTGTGCGTAGGTTACTGTCACGTACTGAATTACCTAATCTTGTGCGCTCTAAAACATCTGTGCCTTCAATTTGATACTTAGAACCTTTGTATAAATCAATAGATTCTGTGCTGAAAATTCTTTTTGGGTTTGCTTTAAAAACAAACTGATAACTTACATCTGGGCTGTCCCATTGCAAGCCTTTACCATCTAAATCGCTGAGTTGTCTGCTGGCAAAAGAAATGGATTTTGTAAATGATTCTAGGCTTTGTTCTGAAATAACATTCTTAACTAACAGCGTATCTGCTTCTAATTTGCCGTTAACTTTTAAGTTAGCAAATTCGCTAGTACCTGCGGCAACAATTTTTCCAGCGCCAAGAACGCCTTCTACGTGAATGTTTCCGCTAATTCTGTCAGCACTTAATACGCCAACCTGTACACCTTTATCTGTAACAATCATCTGCTCACGTGTAGCAGTATCAGAAATGCCCTTAGATAGTGTGCCACCGTTAGCGGCTGATTTTAGTGCGTCACCTAAATCTTGAAGAATTTTGTCGATGTTTGAGCTCATAGTGTAGTATTTATATAGAATCCAACATAGCATAAATATTGGTAACACAGGAATATACCTAAAATGCCAGCAGCCTTTTACGATTTTTTTAGAAAAATAAGATTTAGACCCAGCGAAAGCGTTACAACTATCCCCAACGCAATTACTGTAGATACTGAAATTGAAGCAGACAGCGTCACGGATACTGCTACCATTGTTGCTGGGCAGAATATTGCATTTAGCATTGAGGATAGTTCCACAGCAACGCCTGGACAGACAACTGATACCATTACAATTCATGGTCCAGATTATCAAACTTATGTACCGTTAGGCACAACAAAGTTACGTTTAGAGCGCGACCTAGGCGCAGAGACTAGCGATATCGAATTATATCCAGATCCACTAAGTCCAATTCTTATTACTAGAACTGGCGCAAATCAGATTACAATTGGTTCTAACAGTCCTAGTTTACCATTTAGCCAAGAACAAATTGAAGATTTATCTGCTTCACTTTTGACTAACGGAACACATACAGAGTTAACAGTTACCTATCAGGATTCCGTTACTTTGCCATCGACATTTGCTCAAAATGCAACTAGCGGCTCGGGCATTAATGCTGTATTCAATATTTCAATTATTAACAATACCTATGTGGCCAGCGTTAGCAATGGTGGTACTGGTTTTGCCGCAGGTAATACCGTAACAGTCTATGGAACTAATTTCCCAGGCGGATTGAATCCGGCCAACAATGTAACAATTACTGTAGGCTCTGTTGATGGTAGCGGAACAATTTTAACTATTACTTCTGCAACAGGAACTCCAATAGCATCAGATAACATAGATTTGGCTGTTACATCTACACTACAAAATGTTACAAGCCGCGGTGCAACAACTACATCAGCAATTACGATTAGTAATGCTACAGGCAGTAGTAATACATCTACTGGCGCATTAAAATTAACCGCCGGCGGCCTTGCTGTATTTGAAAATGCTAACATTGGTGGGTATGTAAAAGCAACAACATTTGAAAGTACTCAGACAACTGGTACTGCTCCATTTACTGTGGCTAGCACTACCGCTGTGGCAAATTTACAAGCCGCCACTGCAAGTAAATGGCATACTGCTCGTACAGTTACATTCACAGGCGATGTAACAGGTTCATTCAGCATCGATGGATCGGCAGATGTTACTAGCGTAGCATTAACAGTTGGCAGTGATACAGTTGCACTTGGTACAGATACTACAGGTAACTATGTTGCTACAGCCGGAGTAAGCGGTAACGGTCTATCAGGAAGTTCGAGTTCAGAAGGTGGAACATTTACAGTTAGTTCAAATGCTACTGCAAACAACACAGCATCAACTATTGTATTCCGTGATACTAACGGCGACTTTAGTGCAGGCACAATTACAGCCACAGCGTTTACAGGACCAGCAAGTCAGGTAGCATTAACAGCAACATCGACTAATGCCGCACACTATCTAACATTTGTCGATACAACCACAGGTAACGAAAATATTAGAACTGATGTAGACTTAGCCTACAATCCTAGCACAAATGTTCTTACAGCAGGGACATTCAGTGGTATTATCAGTGGTAGTACAGTCAGTGCAAGTAGTACACTTAGCATTGGCACTAGCACAATTGAAACGGTTTCAGTTAACCCAGCGGCACTTACTGGCGCAACATCATTAGATTGCAAAACAAATAGTGTGTTTTACTATTCCTCTAATGCAGCCGCAAACTGGACACTGAACTTCCGTGGTGACGGAAGTACAACAATGAATACATTCTTAACCACAGGACAGAGTGTAACAGTAGTATTGCTAGCCACACAAGGCGGCACAGCATACTATCCAACAGCGTTTACTGTCGATGGATCTGCCGTTACTCCTAAATGGTTAGGCGGTGCCGCACCGACAGGCGGTAATGCTAGTAGCATTGACTCATATTCATTTACAATTATTAAAACAGCCGCAAGTACATATACAATTATTGCTAGTCAGGCTAGATTTGCTTAAGGTTTAACAATGCCATTATTAACTACATTAGGTAGCGCAGGCGTACAATCATATGGAACTTCTGGAATACAGCCGGGAGGAAGTTTGTACTTTGTTGGCGGCAGTCAGTACTTAACATTTTCGGGAACTAGTTTAACCTACGGTACGGCAAACTTTACCATAGAGTTTTGGTGGAAACCAATTACTAATTTGACTGGTATTAAAGTTTTATATGCTCAATGGTTTGGTAACAATAATTATCTTTGGATTTATCAACGTGATGGCCAAATTGTATTTGCCACAGTAGGCGGCGCCATTCGAGCATTTGGTGGAACATTGACATTAAACACTTGGAATCATATTGCTTTAGTTCGAAACAGTGGTAGTGCTAGATTGTTCGTAAACGGTGTAGCCTATGCTTCTGCAACCTGTACTAATAACTATGCTACTAATACAACATATAATCCGTGTGTGGGGCAATGGTATCCGGGCAATAGTACTTACCCAGCATTGGGTTACTTAACCAATTTAAGAATTTCTAAGAGTGCGTTATACACTACAGGATTTACTCCTAGCAAAGTTCCTTTTACTAGAACAAGTCAGGGTGCAACCGCATCTCTATTATTAAATGTAAAATCTAGTGGAACATTTACTACTGATAGTTCAGCCAATGCGATAGCAGTGACAAACAATCTTGTAACATATATTGCTGAATCTCCATATACTGAAAATTATGTAACGCCGCCAACAGTAACAGTAGTATCTGCTACAGTAACTCCATCTACTCTTACAGGCAGCGAGGGTAGTGCAATTACGTTTACTATTGCTGGAACAAACGTTACAGATGGAACATACTACTATACAATTGAACAAGCATCCGGTAGTACAGCAATTACTACATCTGATTTTACCTCTGCATCCTTGTCTGGTACATTTACAATGACCAGCAATAGCGGATCATTTAATATAACACCTGCAAAGGATTTATTTACAGAAGGTACCGAAACGTTTTCTGTTGCAGTAAGACAAACATCGATTACAGGAACAATTATTGGCGCCAGTGATGAAATAACTATAACAGATATTTCTATTACACCAACATTAACACCTGACGCGGCAACTGTAAACGAAGGAAGTAGTGTATCGTTCACCGCAGCCAATGTTGGCCCAGACGGAACATACTACTGGACAACATCTGGTATTAGTGCAGGCGATGTAACTGCTACTAGCGGCTCATTTACAATAAGCGGTAGTACTGGTGGAATAGAAAACGGCACGGGCACATTTAGCATCACTACGTCTTCGGATAGAACAACCGAAGGATCTGAAACTATGAACGTACAAGTTCGAAGTGGCAGTACTAGCGGAACTATTATTGTATCAACTAGTGTAACGATACTTGATACCTCATTGACACCATTTACTTCATTTACTGCCAATAGTACTATTGCAGAAATGGCAGGCAACATATCCGGGTATGCTACATCGACTACATTACAAGTAGGAAACCTTGGGCCTGCTGGAACATATTATTATACATTTAATAACGTATCTGGAACACTATTGACCACAGATATTTCTACAGGAAGTCTATCAGGATCTTTCACAACAACTTCATTAAATCAAACAACTACATTAACTATCGGTGCGGCCTCTGATACTGTAGCAGAAACTAATAGTGTCCAAGTGTTTACAGTTCAAATTAGAGAAGGTTCTATATCAGGAACAGTATTAGTAACTAGTGGACAGATAATATTATACGATTCATCGATGACAATTTCTGCAGTTTCTCCGAACCCTGCTAGTGAAGGTAACGGATTAAACATTACAGTAACTACACCATTATCGTCTCCTAACGGAATGGTTCAAGGAACATATTGGTTAACATTTGAAAGCACCAGCTCTGCTGTAGCCGCAGACGTTAGCGGACTACCGTATTCGTTTAATATTACCAGCCAAGGAAACTATTTTATTAACGGTATAGTTTCTATTCGTGCCACGGACGGAGCAGAAGCCGCAGAAACATTTAGAATTGGTGTGAGACAAGGGTCCACTACCGGAACCCTTGTTGGACTAAGTCCTGTGATTACAATTAACGCTAGTGCTACTTAAGAACTAGCCTTAAGAAGAATAATCTCTTCGTTAATGCGTCCATTCATACGAGCCTCTGTAGCATTAATCTCGTCTAAGAACTTACGCAACTGCACCTTACCAGCGGCTTTGAACTCTTTCATCTTTTCCTCTGGCTTACGCACAGTCTTCATAATGCTGAGTGTTTCGCTAAAGCCGGTAATTGTGGTGCCTTTAACACCTAATTCCATATATTCGTTGGCAACATACTTGCCCAACTTACGGCTCTTAGTGTTATAAACCCACAACTCCTTGCTACCGATAATGTCAGTAGGATTAATTGACACCAATTTCAATGGCTCGTCAGTTTTCTTGTACTTGAGTTTAGCAACAAGTTTGTCAACACTGACTGCTTTCTTAGCACGAGGAGCACGATTCACTTTGGCTTCCTGCATTAACATAGTACAGGCGTTTTGAATCTCCTGCAAAAATGTAATGAAGTTACGAATCTGCTTTTTGCTACGATGACTGTAACCTTCTTTCAACTGTTCGTCTGCTTTACCGCTGGCAAGCTCTTCTAGTTCTGCCAAATCGCGAGCATAAAAGTCACGAATGATACGAGCGTGTGCGGCTTTGGCCTGCTGGCTCTTCAACAAATTAAGAACCTTAAATGCTTTTGGATCAAAGTTTTCCGGATCGATTTGAAACGACTCATAGGCCTTTTCAATTTCTTCAGTCATATTCAGCGCAACTTCACGCAGACGTTCTTGAATGCTAGGAGTGTACACTTCTTTTTTGACTTCAACTTTTTCTTCGCCCTCGGTATCGTCTTTGCCTTCGAGGATTACATTGACAATGGCATTACGCAACCAAGCGGCGGTGTCCTTGCCGCTGTTAAAGTCTGCACGTTGCGGAGTCATACCACGTAACAGACAGTGAGCAATGGCGCCCATTGTGGTGCTGATACGATTGTCTTTGACTTTCTTAATAGCAACAATGTCTTCTTTAGCACAGCCTGCATCAGTCATCCACTTAACAATAATTGGCTTGTAAGTTTTAATGTCGCTTTCTAAACGATAGTAGTCCATGCTACTACGAAAGTGTTTATGGAACTTGTCGGCATCCCAAGATTCGCAACCTTCCCAATTTGGGCTAGTATCTTTGACTGCACGAGTGCGGTGTGCAATAACTTGCTTTTTGGTTACACGGGTTTTGGTTGCTGTCTTAGTAGCCATTTTTGCTCCTGTTAATTAACTTAATAAACATATTATATAGTCACTCTTCCGAAATGTCAACTCCGCTCCAATACAGAACAAACCAATCCAAATCCTTTTTATTCTTAAACCAAAATTGGGTATAGCTCATTCTGCGAGCTCTTTTGGGCCAAATATACGTCTTAAACGTATTGTAACACCAATTACTTATATTTTGGTAAGTAGATTCGCTAAACGGTTCTTCAAACCCGTCCCATTCCGGAAAGAGTTCTTGTTGTCCACTTTGGGTAACATAATAAACGTCAGCAGTCCAAAACCCGTCTCTTTTGTCGATTCGGAACTGTGGTTTCATTACAACATGAAATTTATTTTTTGGATGTTCTCAAACTTAAAACTACGCCAATTGCCAATTACGGTATCCCAAACTGTACAAAGAACTTCTGAAGTTTTTGGGTTCTCTACTGTAGGGCAAATGCCTTCTTTAAGAGTACACTTCATTTCTCTCAGTGTGCCATCAGTTTTTTTGAATGTTACTTCCACTGTGTCGTGCATACGTAGAACGTTAATCAACCATTCGCGAAATGACTTGCGTTCATCTTCTGTGGCAGTAGCATACCAATCACTTTGAAACTCTACTAAATCTGTTACCTGTGTCATATTAAAACTCCAAATCTGCGGCTAATACATATCTAAATTCTTTACTCTGTGGAGGAGTTGGTCTGTGATATATCTTGCCAGGATATATTAACCAATGATTCTGCACAGGCTCTATGGTGATTCGTTCTGGCTGACCGACACCGTTAGGGGCAAACTCTGTACCACTTGACTTATAGTCTGCATCGGTGGGTATCTTTAAATACCAAATGCCTGATACAGTAGTTTTCCCTTCGGTATAATGGTGCGTGTGCCAAAGATTATCTCGATCCTCGGTAATTTCATTGTTAGTCATGAAACTCCAAGCCATTAATTGATTAATCTTTACTTCTTTACCTAAATACATAAACACACTAAAGATAAAACTCATTCTAAATTTCATCCAAAGCGGGTCAGGCAATCCAAATAAATTAACCTGTGTTTGATACTTGGGACTGTTTTTAAAATACTGTCCAGAATTTACAATGTCTGTAATTCGTTGTATAGCATCGGCCTGGTCTTGTTCTGTAATTACAGAACTAAAATTATATTTTTCAAATTGCCCAGTATGGTCTACGTATGTGGTCATTCACGTTTCTCAATTACTTTATCTGCAAGTCCATATTCAACAGCCTGTTGTGCAGATAAGAATGTATCAAACTTCATGTCGCCAAACATTTCGTCATAGGTTTTACCTGCCGTATTGTGTTTAACATACAATTCAGTTAGACGTTTGTTGATACGCTGACTTTCCTCGTAAGTACGTTTAGCATCTTCGAACTGTAGTTCTTGTACGTGTACGCTACCACGTGTGCCAGGAGTTCCTGAACTAACACGATGAATCATTGTGCGACTTTCTGGCAATACAAATCGTTTACCTTTTGCACCAGCAGACGCTAGGAATGATCCCATACTTGCGGCCTGCCCAACTACGTAAGTGGCAACATCTGGTTTGATAAACTGCATGGTATCGTAAATAGCCAGTCCCGCAGTTACACTTCCACCAGGACTGTTAATAAACAGACTAATGTCTTTTTCGCTATTCTCACTTTCGAGGAATAGCAGTTGTGCCACAATCACACTGGCTGAATGTTCATTGACGTCGGTGTCTAACATAATTACACGATCCTTTAATAGACGTGAATAAATGTCATAGGCACGTTCGCCTTTGTTTGTGGACTCTACTACCATTGGCACCAAATGTGGCATCTTATTCTACCTTTTCGTAAGTTTGTTCAAAAATATCTGGCTTGCAGGCATAGAACTCGCCCTGCACTCCTTTAATAATCCAATCGCCTTCGGTGGCAATATGTTTAACTGTTAAACCTATACCGTCTTCTAATGTGCGTATTTCTGCTTCGGCTGGATCATTGTTATGTTCTTTGCGAATGTTGCCTAGAGATTCTCCGCAGAATTCTTCTAACTGTGCAACAGATTCGTCTGTGTAAAAAAATTGTACAGCCTCGATAATCACAGGCTTCTTACGAAATTTCATTATGTTCCTTTGCTAACGTAAAATTAAAAAGTTTATAAAAATACAATTGATCTATCCTGTCAACTTCATAGAAGGTATCAAACGCAACTTCAGTCTTGTCAACAACTAACTGCTTAAACATCTCCAATAAAGGATTATCGCTGGCTACTTCGATGTTGTATAGATAACGGTCATCTGTAAACCAAAAACGATTAATATTTCGCTTCTGTTGTCTGCTAGAAGTAGTCTTCAAATACTTTAATTTTAGTTGACTCTTAACAGGCTTACCCATACCACGAATTATACGTGGAACATCTGTGGTGTTATATTGTTTTTTGAAATCATCGTATATCATATCTTCTTCGTAAAAGTAAGGAAGTTTATAATATATACCTAGGTCTTTGCCTTCGCAGGTATGAATACGATTTTCTAACAAATAGCAAACACGACTTCTAAAGTCACTGATATTTCTAGCATTAGTAAGATTAGACCAAAAGTATTTCTTACCGTAATATTTTCTAATCTTTTCGGCTAATGTTCTAGTTTCATCTTTGATATTATTTTTTACACGGTCGTCTTCCATGGAATAAAAAGAACCTGGATTTCCCTCCATAAGTTCTTTTAGACTTACAGACAACACCAGTGGATCTTCTTGAAACTCCGTGGCTTTTTCTTTATAAGTTGCGGAAAAAATATTATCAAGATCTGAAACTACAACGTTCATTATCTGCCCTCTGTATATTTTTGACCTTTTGGTCCGTTACTAATAAAATCCATTCCGGCCATACGACCTTCGTAAACTCTGCCATTCCAGTTCATTAATAGTTTAACACTTTTGTTCATTACCACAGTTAAGTTACGACCTTCATTGAATGCCATAACATCTGCTTGAACAACTCTACCCGAACTTTCCTGTTTAACTTCGCAGGTAGCATCGTATCTCACTTTAATATTACTCATGGCGCACTCTGTACTTGTTCTGATTCGGATTCATATTTGCCAGCAATGGCTTCTAATAAATCAAAGTTTTCTTCTGCACGTTGAATTGCTTCATATGCTTTCTTCAGTGCGGGATTATTTTCTGCGGCATATTTTCTGGCCTGTTGCTTACTACGCTGTTCACGTGCCCACTCTAACAAACTTTCTGCTTCTTGTGTAAGTTCAACAGTGGCATAATTCATGTTTAGTTGTTGCCATGAATTGCCATCGTTGACTTCCATAGCACTCGTGTTAGGGTTATACCGCAACATACCTGCACCACTGGAGCCAGGACTAATATAGTTACTGCTGGGCTGGCCACCAGATACAGTAACAAATCTTCCACTAGAATTAATACCTTTAATCATTTATACTCCTTATCTAATTCTACATTAGTTAGTCCAGCCACTGTTTGAAATTTATCCCATGCCGCCTTGGCCGCGGGATTAGTAGCCAACTCACTGCTAGGCAAAACTGTTTCTAACCAAATCTCTGGGCGACGACTTGGATGTGCGCCAAACTTTCTTGGCTGGTGCATTTTACCCGAATCATACAATTCGATGCTAATATCACGAAACTGTTGTTCGTTATGATAACCAGTCCATTCTGGGTTACTCCAGATACTGCCCGCACTACGACCACCGCCGTAGCCTTCCCAAATATTGCCCCATTGTTCATCGTTATGCGGATCAAAGTCCGTACGAGTAATGAGAACAAGAACATCATTGATATCTACAACACCATCAACAATGTCTCGAACACAACGGCTATAACTTAATCCAACTTTCATTATACTTCCAATACTATGTTAGGGTTCCAGCCACTATCTTCGCTGTAACCATCTGATTCGTAACCACGTGGATTACACACAACTCTTGTTTCACCAATCATATAATCAAAACAATGATGAGTGTGACCGTGTACCCACAGTTTGATTTGTGGACGATCCAAGATGAACTCACTCAAATCACTGTGGTAAGCACCGTTCATTAGTGTTTCACCTCTGTACTGTTCGTGTACACTTTGGAAACTCGGCGAATGATGTCCTACTACAACAAACTTTTCGTCAGGGCGTTCTGCTACTACATTTTTGATGTAGCCAAGCATATGACGATGACGGATAACAGTATCATGTGGCTTAAGGTTAGTGTAACCTTCTTCTTCCTTTTTGATAACACGAAAGTCATTCATCATATCCCGCACAGCATGGAGTGTCAAAGGATCACCTTTGTTCATGT